TGGATGCCGCTCTGGGCCGCATTAGTAAGCCTAACGATTACCACAGGGGAACCAACAAATGGATTGTCCAAATCACTCAACCAGGTAACTTTTCCCTGGGGCGTACTCGCTTCAAACATCATAGACCGAACAACACCCCCAAAATAAATTGTCTAAACTCTGTATCCAGTCCAGCATCAGCGCTCAATGCTGGGTTCAAATACTGAGAGGCTGTAGCGGGAGGTGACCACATGTTACTCCCAGCAAAGACTGATTCAATGCCAGTTGTAAAAATTTCATAGGCACTATCTATGTTGTAACCATAATCTTTGCCAGTGTAAAGATTGCGCCACTGGTCCTGAAAGCCAGCTTCTTTACTGCCCATGTTAGTTCTCTTTGTGCCAAGTGCGGCTCTTTGGTGGGCAAAAGCAAATTCAAGTTCTTTCAAGCCAGGGATCGTGTATTCAAACAGGTGCCCCATTTCATGGACTGCCGTAGCGTACCCGCTTGAAAAGCCCTTGGCTTTGTCAAAGCTGATTCCAATTTCACCTGACATGTTACTAAAGTATCCACGGCCAACCGCTTTGGTGCCTATGTTTGAGTTGTCCACGGCGGCTTTTGCAAGCCAGTCACTTGGGTAAACCTGTTTAGCTTCATTCAAAATGTCATTAGCTTTTTGACTGCCAATGAATTCTGGGCCACCCTTACCAAGCTCACGGAATTCCTCCAAGGCTTCTTTAGTGCTGGCCGCATAGAGCTGATTGTATTTTTGGGTTCCTGGCAAAATGTTGCCAGGCAAAGAGCCTTGGTATTCAGTAATGTCTAGGGTGTAATCCTTGATTTCTTTTCTTAGTTTTTCACCAAGGGGTGTGCTACGGAACCCACCAGAGGCAAAACTTTGAGCCCTCCTTAAGTTCTCTTCTGTGTTATAGGTTCCCACCATTATTGAATCAATGTCAGCTTTACTTAGACCCTCTCTAACCAATCTTGCCTGGGTGGCAACTGCCTGGGCCTCAATCCTGGCAAGCTCAATGCTGACTTGCTTTTGGATTCCAGCCTCAAGCTGGACCTGGGCCTTAGCCAATAATTCCTCAGCAAGTTTTGTCTGGCTTTGTGCAAAAGCAATTTCCTCTGGGCTGATGTCTCCAATGGCCTTTTTTACTCTCTTGCCAATTTCATCATCAATGTCCTTGCCAACCGCTTTGACTGCCTCCAAATGCCCTGATGTCTTGGGCCCAAGTGTTTGGATTTTTGCCTTACCTTTTAGACCAGGCACAAAGACATCACCAACCTCCAGCTTTATGTCATCAGCAATTCTTTGGGCGTTAAGTTTTTTCAGCTTGGGTTCAATGCGCTCTTTGAACGGTGTGGCCGTTACTTTTTTAGGGGCCTTGATTGGGTTGTTCAGCTGGGTCTTTGGCACCTTGGTAAACTTTTGCCCCTTGACGGCAAGATAAGGACCAAGCTCTCCATGGTTCTTGATGACAATTTTGCGGTAATCAATTTCACGGGCGCTGGCATCCTGGACACCAAAGCGCTCAGAGACAGCTTCGTGTGTTGCATCAAGTTGTTGCTGGTCAATAATCTGACCCACATCTGTATCCCCATAGATTGGCATTTCGCCGCAATCACAACCTGGATGAATTGGCATCAGATCACCTCTGGTGTAACGCTGTGTTGATGCCACATAGCAAAGCCCACAGCTTTCAGAGCCAGACAGGGTTCTCAGGTAACCAACAACATTATCATTGGCTTTGCGGGACAATAGCCCCGCCTCACGCCTTGCCAGCTGAACCTCAGTGCGGGCAATAGAAGTGGCCCGCTGTGCACCAAGCTCTAGGGCATTAGAAAAGTCATCACCCCTAGAGAGAGAGGTCCACATTTCTTTCATTGGGCGCTCCCAAACATCCCTGTCAGTGACTACATTTTTTCTAAGTAGCGCTGTGCTGAGCTGAGCTTTTACATTTTTGGGCATGGTAAAACTTTTTTTATTTATCCCAGCCATTTCCTTATAGTAGCTAAGGGAATAGTTGGCCATTGTTTCCTTGGCCTGTCCGACAGCTGGGGTAATGCCTTGCACAAATCTGCCAATGTCCTCTGTGCGCCATGAGCCAAGGGATAGGAATTGGTTGCGAGCCTGGAGGGCGGCGGCATCCATAGTTGTGCCGCTTACTCTCATGTAAGCATTACTTAAGTCGCTACTGCTGACCACCGATTCCGCCCGTCAAGGTTGCCTGGAAAATCTGCTCTCCAGCTCTTTCAACTTCCATTTCAGCAATTTCAGCTGGGCTGAACTGACCAATTAGAGTCATTCGAGAATTGAAAGGAATGTCCTGGAACTTGCTGTTAGCATCTGCCCGCTCGGACAGGCTATAGCGCTCAGGGGTTTGCCAGATTGGTTCTAGGTCTAACAACTCAGAGCGTACATCATCACCTGTGTATTTGAACATTAGGGACATTACCTTTGACCAGCCAACGGTTGCCCTGGCAATGCGGTCCTCAGTCTTGAACACCAAGCCCTCACGGGAAAGTGCCGCACCCTCAGCGCTCTGGTTTGCACCCTCTGAGTTGAGGTAGTGCATAGGTGTTCTGGTTACTGCGGCGAAATCCTGAATGTCTGCCCTGACTGCGGCAAGAATGTCATTAGTGTCTGTCTGTCCTAGTTCACCAATTGAGGCATCCTCTGGGAGCATCCACATAGCGCCTGGGGCAGATTCAAACAAACCGTTGTAATCAATTTCATTACCATCAGAATCATGGGTTGGGAAATCGCCTTTGAGCCACTTTTGTTTGAACGCCTGAGTTGTGGCAATTATTAGCCTCTGTAGAATCATGTGATTGATCCTGTCAATCAGATCCAGATAAGGTTCGTATTCGCCTTTTTCATCCATGTTTGTAAACTTCACAACTGGGACTTCACCCAATGGATTTAGTGCGCTCATTTCCTCTTGGTACATGTAGCCGTCAACCTGAAAAATGCTGGTCTCTAGGTCTTTTTTGTAGACTTCAATTCTGTCTGGGTAGTAAAAATAAGCATAGTGAGAGTCATACTCTGTAAACACCTTGAGGGCAACGCTGATTTCTGAGGGGTCCTCTGGGTCAGAAATGATTTGCATTTGGCGTGGGTCCTCAACTGTGACTAGTGGGTATTCCCTGCCCTTTTTCATTCCAACGATTGCATAAGCCTCACCGAACTTTAGAAAAAAGGTGTGGAGGTCTGCGGAATAGACATCAAGTTTGTTGGCTTTCCAAAGTCGGCGGGCAATGACATCACCGTTTTCATCATCATCAGCCCCAGTGCGGAAACCGCCAACTCGCATCCGCTCACGCACAGCGGCAACGGAAAGTTGGGCAATGTTCAAGCGGGCCTTTTTCTGAAATCTACGGTAAGCCCGTGACTGCCCCTCAGCGCCCTCTGGCAATGGGGCATCCCCGTCATAGTAACGCTCTAGCAAGTTCATTCTGCCCTGCTCTTTAGCAAGCTTTTTGAGCATGCCCTGTTCCAAGTCTGTTAGCTGGGTAGCCATAAGTTTCCTAACCTAATCTGCGGGGGATAAATGTGTTCTTTGTGGCTTTCCCTTTTGAGAGAGCCTGGAGCCTAGCTTGGTATGCCAGGACCGCCGCAACTGCGGCATCAATCTTGTTTGGTGATTCAGGGTGTTCCTTGGCAATGGAAATTCCTGAGCGGCTTATGCGGCGGCGAGAATTGAGAACATGTCTGGACAACACTGATCCGTTGTGTGTTAGCTCTTTGTCAATGACAGCATTTTGAAATTGCTCCAATGCCCTCACTACAAGATAGGACCTGTTTCCTGTCATCCACCATTCAATGGGATGGTTCACCGTTGACTTGACTTTTAGCTTTTTGCCATAAGCGGCTTCCCATTGTGCAATGTAGCTTTCCCATTTTGCGGGGTCAGCGAACATGCCAATGACTTTGTAATCCTCAAAAGCCTGTTTGACCTGATTGTCAACATCAGTGATGGGGACTTCCCAGTCCTCCCCAGCGGGGCCATCAGGTTGTTCCCAGACTTTGATTTCAAAGAGGTGCCCGTCAGATACACGGCACCCAATGAGAGCGGTGGCATCTGTGGTTCCTCTGATTCTTTTCCTCGAGCCGTCAAAGCCCAAGGTGATTTCCTCGCCCTTGCCCACCTCTTTGGATGCATAGGTTGCGGCCCACTCTGGAGCGCTGACCCATGAGTCTTTGGCGCTGGTTGGCTGGTTAAAGTAGTAGCGGCGTGAATCCTGTGCGTCATTCCGTGGGTCATAAAACTCTGACATGATTCTTTCAACATCCATAACCTGAGAAAATGGCCCATAAGCCTCTATGATTCCAGCACGGACTTGGGCTTCATCAGCCAAGTCAATGTCAGCATCAGCCTCACGGTGATCAAACAAAAGTCTTTGGCGCTTGACCTTGCCCTCAGTTATCATTTTGGCTAGGTCATGTGTTTCCTCTGCCACCGATTTTTCACCAGGTAAATACATGGTGGAGGTTTCTAGTGACCACGGCTCTGCCGCTTTACGCTTTGCCAGGTTGCGCCTAACGGTGTCATACATCCGTTTTAGTTCACGGGTTGTGTAGAGATGCGTTTCATCAAACACAACAAAAGTTTCTTTGCCGCCATCCTTGGCGCTATTGGATGCGGTGGATGGAATTATTTCGCCGCCGCCTGGTAAAAAAATTCTGGTCAGTCCAGCGGCATCCCTTGGAAGTCCATTTGATAGCGGCCCCTCTGACAGGTTGAAATAAATGTTGTCATAAGTATTGCCAGCCTGGCCTTCTTCTGTCGCTAGACAGCGGATGATGGGCGCAACAACTGCCTTGCCTACGGGCTCACCGTCAGCGTATTTGTAAACAAATCCATCCTTGGAGTATGTCTCAATACCTGTGGCAAATCCGTCAAACCTTGCTGGGCCCATAGCCTCAAACAATGTGATGAAACCTGCCAGCTCTGATTTGGCTCTACCCTTGGCCCTTGAAATAAATGAGGAATCATAGAGGCGGCGGCCATCATCACCCAAGGCATAAACATCTAGGACAAATCCAGCAAATTCTTCATCAAGCTCTATTGACTCACCTTGGACATCACCTGGGCCGTGGACACAAAATGTTTCAATCCACCAGATGGCAACCCAGCCTAGTGAGCGTTTGCGGTTGTGGTTGTCAGCCCTAATGCGCTCACGCATCAAGCAATCTTTGGCGGCGATCCTCAATGCTGGCAACTGCCTCAAGCTGAGGGGCTTCATCCTCAAAGTCCACATAGCGGATTCTGAGGTCTCTGCGGGAATCTACGGTTGTGCCCATTACCTTTTCACGCATGCGTAATTCAGCCATTGCGGAAATGATGCCATGGTTAGCCATAGCGTGAACCATTGCGGTATCAATCGCAAAAGCCCAGTCTGAGTCTTGCCACAAAATACAATGCGGCATTTGAATGAGTGCGTTCCACCAATCCCTAGTGCGGTTCTCAATCGGGATTTCTATTGGTTCGCCCTCTTTGATTACCGAGCGGCTCAGTGGGAGCTCTGGCGTGGGTCCGTCATAAGGAACATTTGAGATTTCAGTCCAGTCAACCGTTGGCTTATGCCTAGTTACTGTCGGCCTGTCTGAGGGTTTTCTTCCTGCCATGCCCATTTGGTGTCTCCATTTCGGATTGTGCCCAGCGTTTCGCTAGGTAAGTAGGTGCGCCAAGTCTAACTCTTGGAGCGGTGCTCTGGTTATTGCCTGACCTGTCACTGTGAGGTAAC